GAAAAAAGAATCCGTAATTTAAGAAAGGCCCGTAAAGTAAAGCGCCATAAGATTAAATGCGATAACTGTGGGAAAACGCTGAATTTAACTCAAAAAGAGATAGCCAATTATGAAAAACATTTTTGTGACAGGAAGTGCCGAAATGAGTACGAACATAAAAAAATACCTACGGCAAAATGTGATTATTGTGGAAAAGAGATCAAGCGGTCGCAATGCACATTGGCTAAAGTTAAAAATCATTTTTGCTCCCAAAAATGTCATTATCAATACATGAGAGAACAAGCAAAAAAAGAGTTTATTTGTGAGGGCTGTGGGAAAAAATTTTTCATGACACCCTCCCAGGAAAAACAAAAAAGAGAAAAAGGCTCAAAAAAATTTTACTGTTCTCAAGAATGTTTTCTTAATTCAGTTAAAGCAAATGCCCTACCAAAGGAAATGGCAAGGGCAATACATTGTTTAAAATTAACAAAATCGCTTGTCGAAAAATACAATCTTTGGCCGATTTTAGAACTAAAATATTTACAACTAAAATTAAAAAAGGAGATTAAAAATGCAAATTAAAAACACAGACAACGTAAGAAAAGTAATCGTTGAAGAGATCGACCTCATTAAAAAGGGAGAAAGCAATCCAGCAAGAGCAAACGCCATAGCAAATCTTGTCGGAAAACTCCTTAATTCTGTAAAACTAGATATCGAAGTCCACAAGTATGTAGCAAAGGCAACTGCGGTTGATTTATCTATTCCTCTCATACGAAGTTTAGAAGATAAACAAGAAAAACCAAAAAATAAATAAGATCATCCTCTCTAGCAGCTTCCAAAAGCGAACCATGTAATAAAGACTTGCCAGAACGAAAAACAGTCTAGTGTTAGAGGCAGCCGTGAACGTTTTGGAAGCTAGTGTTAACAGACCCCGGAAACAAAACCTAACCTAGTGTCAAGCGATGCACAGAACGAATTCGAGCCTAGTGTCTAGGGACTCCAAAAATGAATTCTGGCCTAGTGTCGGGAAGACCCGGGAACGATTTCGAGGCCTGTGTCAGAGAGGCCTAGAATCAGAAACCGGCCTAGTGTCGGGAGACCGATAAAAGTGAAAATCACCGATATCAAAAGGCCAATCAGAAAAAAAACTTGACAAGCTAATATCTGATTTATTACCGTGAAGACAGACCAATGATAAGCTCAGATCTCAAAGATTTGGCCGTGTGTTATGCAATGCGCTGGGTGGGAACGCCCTATGCCTGGGGAGGCGACGATTTCTCCGGCTTCGACTGCTCTGGCTTCATCCATGAAGTCCTCAAAGCCGTCGGCCTCGAGCCACCTGGCTACGACTCCACTGCTCACCAGCTATACCTCAAATACAAACTCAACAAAGTCTACCCAGAAGACCCAAAAAAGGGATGCCTGGTTTTCTGGTTTCGAGACGGCAAGGCCACCCACGTAGAGCTCATGGTCTCAAACACTCACTCAATCGGCGCCTCGGGCGGAGGCAGCCGCGTAAAAACTCGAGCTGACGCCATACGATACAACGCATACGTAAAGCTCAGACCCCTAGCAACAAGAGACGAAAAACCATACAAAATCGTCGACCCCTTCAAGGAGCTAACTCCATGAAAGACACAATCAAGCTCCTCCTCGAACTCTTCAAGCTCGGGAGAGCCATCTATGGGGCCTACAGGAAAGCAAAGGATGCAAGAGAAAAGAAAAAAATTAAAGAAGCGGTGGAGAAAGGCGATCTTGACGCTCTGCGCCGCCGCATTCTTGGCCGCAGCTAGCTGCCGCTACGAACCGCAGCTTTACCCGGCCAAGGATGTGTTACAGCCAGGCCCAGAGGTTAAAATCATAGCCATCACCCAGGACGGCAATGTCATAGTCAATAAAGCGTTTATGCTGTGGGTGGAGGATCTCAAACTCGAGATCAAACGCCTCCGCCGGGAGACGGAGAGATTAAGAGAGGAGGACTAAATGAACGGAGCAGAAACTCTATATGGCCTCATCGGCCTGGCGATAGCAAACATAACCGCAATAGCAATAACGTTCATAAGAGAGGGAAGACGCAAGCGCAAGCAGGAAAGCAATGGCGAAGTCCTAAGCTCCATAGACCTAAAACTCGATACCCTTACCGTATCTACTGCCCAAATCAGGACCGAAATTAAAAGCATAAAGCAGAACTGCAGCCGAACCACCTCACGCTTCTCAAAAGAGATCACCGAAAATCGAGAGAAGATCTTCTCCCTGGCACGCAACAACAAGAAAAAATGAAGATCATAAAAAAATACCGCGTACCCATTGAGAGTCTTCATCTCTGGCCGCGCAACCCACGCACCACCAAACCCTCAGATATCGAGCGCCTCAAACACCAATTCGAGCGCCTCGGCCAATTCCGGAACCTCCTGGTCGTAAAAAACTCCACCGCCCCACAAGACGCCCGGGAAGCCGATATCCCACCAGACGCCCTGGTAGTAATCGGCGGCAACTCACGCCTCAAGGCAGCCCGGGAGCTCGGACTTAAAACCCTGGAGGTGACCCTGCTAGAGGTCCGAAGCCTGGCTGAAATGATCGAGATCTCGCTGGCCGATAACGATCACGCAGCAACCTATGACGAAAAACTCCTCCCTGAACTCCTCTACAATTTCCAATCTCAAATCCCACTTGAGGACTATAAGGCTAACATCCAGGAAACGCCCACAATCGCCACGATCCTAGATCAATTCCAGGCCCCGGAATACAATGAAGACGCAGTGCCGAAGCGCCAGGAGACCGAGACAGACATCGAAGTCGGCGACCTCTTCCAGATAGGCGAACATCGCCTCCTCTGCGGCGACGCCACCGATCCAGCCCACCTCGAGGCAGCTCTCAACGGCCAAAAGGCCGATATGGTATTCACCGATCCACCATACAACGTCAATTACAAAGGAAAGCGCTTCGACCGCATCCTCGGAGATGACCAATCAGAAGACGAATTCATAGAATTTGCTCTGCGCTTCATGAAAGCCATGGCCGATGCCCTCAAACCAGGCGGCGTCTTCTATATCTGCTCCGGCTACAGCTCCTACCCACCCTTCCTCTACGCCATTAAAAAAACTGACCTCGTCTTCTCCTGCCCCATAGTGTGGGTAAAAAACTACCTCACCCAAGGCTGGCAAAACTACCGCTCCCAGCATGAGATGATGCTAAAGGGAAAAACTCGCCGCCGCCAGAAAAAAGCAGAGCCAATAATCTATGGCTGGAGGGACGGACGCCACTACTTCCGTGACACCCGGGACCAAGCCGATGTCTGGCAGGCACGCCGCCGCGCCTCAACCACCATGCTCCACCCAACACAAAAACCAATCGCCCTAATCCAGCGCGCCCTCCTCAACTCCTCAAAACAAGGCAACCTCATCCTCGACCAATTCGCCGGCTCCGGCTCAACCCTCATAGCAGCCGAAAAACTCGGCCGCAAAGCCGCACTCCTCGAACTCGACCCAACCTGGTGCGATACCATCATCAAAAGAGCCGCCTCCTACTCAAACCTTAACCCAGCCGATATCAAAGCCACCAAAACCAATATCCTCAAAAAAATAACCGGAACTAAACAATGAACAATAAACAAAAAACCCAAAACAAAAAACCAGCCAATACTAAGCTATCATCTAAGTTAATACCCACTCCCCTAGATAATAGCTATAATATTAATAATATTAATACACAGTCTAACGGTAATGCTAAAGCTTTAACCCCTAGTACTACCGGAACCGCTAATAAAAATACCAAAAACCCCACCAAAACTAACCCTAACCCTAACCCTAAGCCTAACCCTAATACCCATGCACAAGAAACTAAACATGAACCAAAAAACCCATTCCTTAACCCCCCAGATATCGGGCCTGTAAACGAATTCTCAAACCTCCCAGAAGAAAAACAAGAACAAATCACCAAACAAATCATCTCCCAAACACTCCAAACTATCGATAAAGAAAAAGAAAGACTCAACGAAGAACGAATCGAACATATGAGAGCCATCGGCCTCAAAGGACTTAAATCACATAAAAGATACGTCCTAAGACGACGATACAAAACCTCATTTGCCATCATAGCCAAAGCCTTCGCAGCTCTTGGTCTCACCGATGACGACATCGCATACCTCCTAGAAGTCACCCCTGCCTTATTCGCATCATGGAAGCGACGGCATCCCGAACTCACCAAGGGAATAAAAGAGGGCCAGGCAATAAGAAATACAGGGCTGCTACAGGACTTAATGACAAGTTCAAGGAAAGGAAGTTTTGCTGTCCAGATATTCCTGGCTAAGAACTGGCTGGGGATGACCGATAAAGTTGATACAACTCAAAAGGGAGAGATAACAGTCGTTTATAAAAGCCATATTCCCAGAGAGAGAGGCAAGATAGATGTCGACCCGGCCACCAAGAAGATCCCTAAATTCTCCGGGCTGAATGTAATAAAGAAGCCTAGGAAAAGAGAAAAAAAGCAATGAAAATAAGGTCGCATAAGATGTATTATGTAAACTATTGCCAATTTCCCAGGGGAAAAATGCAATTTTTAAATTCCTTGATTTTACCTGATAATCAAACAAGTGCAGCAGCCAGGGCTGACGCTCAGGCCTTAGACCTGATGCTCATGCCTAGGCAAAAAGCCAGCCCTGACGGTCATACTCAAGGCCTGAGGATCATAGCCAGCCCAGACCCCAGGCCTGACGGTCAGGGTCGAGCTATGACGCTCAGACCCAGCCAAAGCCAGAGACCTGTTCATCATGCTCCAGGGCTGATGGTCAGGGTGCGATTTTTAAATCAAGGCTCGTTGAATAATTTTTTCTATCTCGGGGGGATAGGGGGGCTTTTCTGGATTTTTGAGGCGCTAAGGGGCGACCCCCCTACCCAATATATCATACCAAACAAAAGGGGGCGTTATGGAGGCTAAGACGGTTTTAGAGTTTAGGACGGTAGGGGAGGCCATAGAATTTTTAGGGGGCTACAGGGGGACATTAAAGCGGTTTATAGAGGAGTCGGATGACCGGGGGGAGAGGGCGCTTTTGCTGGGTAAGTTGGGAGAGGTGGAGCAGGAGTTGAAGAGGTTAAGGGGGAGTTAGGGATATGGCGACAAGGATGAGTGAGAAGACAAGGGAGCGTGTAGAGCGTCGGGAGGTGGAGTGTGAGTCGATTATTCCGACGGAGCGGCAGCGGTTAGCTTTTGAGGCTCCGGAGGTTTTTATACTTTATGGGGGAGCGATGGGTGGGGGGAAGACGACTTGGTTGGCGGCGTATGCGGTAGAGTTATCGATGCGTTACAGGGGGAACGTAGGATATTTGTGTCGGCATGAGTTACGTTCGTTTAAGAGGACGACTTTGAGGACTTTGCAGGAGCATATGCCGTGGGAGTTGGTGGCGCAGCATCATCGGACGGAGAACTATTTTAGATTTAAGAATGGCTCGGTTTTGTTTTATGGGGGGCTGGGGGATGATGAGAGGGCGATTGATCGTTTGAAGTCGATGGAGCTTGGGTGGTTTGGGATTGATCAGGCTGAGGAGACTTCGGAAAAATTCTTTTTTATGCTCTCAACCAGGTTGAGGTTGAAGACAAAGTGGGGGCTGCGCTACAAGGGCTTGCTGACGGCGAATCCGGAGCCGAATTGGGTCAAGGCTCGATTTATAGACCAGGACTTACCGGATCATGCATTTATACCGGCGCTACCCAGGGACAACCCATATTTACCGAAAGGTTATGTGGAGCGCATCCAGGCGATGGACATACCAGACGAGCTCAAGCGTGCTTGGCTTGAGGGTGACTGGGATGCTCTGAGCCAGACTAACACCATTTTCCCGGCCACAGAGGTAATGGCGGCCATGGAGCGCCAGCTTGAGCCGCGGCCCGATGACAAACTAATTTATGGGCTGGACGTGGCTGATTATGGGGGAGATGAGAGTGTCCTAAGCTGCAGGCGCGGACTCTCATTTTCACTCATCGGAACTTGGGCTTTTCAGGATCCCATGGAGACTGTAGGGAAGACAATAAGGGCGTTGGACTACGACAAGCGACGCCGCATAAACATAGATGCCATAGGCGTGGGCTCGGGTGTTTACTCGCGGCTCAAGGAGCTGGGCTACAATGCCCATGCCATTAAGGGCTCAACCCGGCCCTCACCAGATAACAGGCAGCGTTACAAGAATTACCGGACCGAGCTGCACTTCAACCTCCGATCGCTCCTGCCGTACTGCTCGCTTCCAAACGATCCAGCACTCAGGGCGCAGCTCACCTCGATCCGCTACCGCGTACTCTCAACTGGCCTCATAGCCGTGGAGACAAAGGAAGAACTGCGATCCAGGGGGCTGCCTTCGCCGGACCGCATGGAGTCGATTCTTTATGCGGCCGCCCCGGATGAGTCGGGGGAGCAGGAGGCGTTTGTTTGGCACGCCGGCATGAGGGAAGAAGCCCGGAAGCCGGAGCAGCCCCGGGAGCGCCGCCTGACCTACGGCCGGCCTCAGTACAACCAGAGGCCAAAAACCAGGAAAGAATTAGAGGAGGAGTGGGAAAATGACGACGAAGGAAAAATCTTTATCGCCTGAAGATGGGGGGAAAGTATACTACGTAAAGACAACCAAAGGCCTCTTCCCTTTGAGCTCGCTGCTCAAGGCGGCCTCAAATAAGAAAAAAGTCAAAACCCAGCAGCTGCGCTCGAAGCGCTGGCTCTCGGAGCGCAGCCTCGTGCCTCACCCCTTCAGCACCACCGGCCTCCTCTACCTGGAGGAGAACTCCTGTTATTTTGACGCTTGTGTGAGGCAAATAGCAGAGGACGTCGTAGGCCAGGGCTGGGAGCTTAAGGCAAAAGAGGGGAGAGAGGGTGCCAGTAAGCAGGACCAGGAAAGAGCAATCGACTTCCTCACCGATCCAAACGAAACGGATGAGGATATTGGAGACATCATAAAAAAAGCCGTCATCGACTGGGGCTCAATCGGATGGTGGGCTCTGGAGACAGAAAAGGACCCACCGATCGACGGACGCCTCATTGGGCTCTGGCACCTGCCAGCCCATACCGTCTGGGTCCATAAATCAAAAGATAAATATGCTCAGATCCGGGAGGGAGAGCGCGTCTGGTTTTCACGCTATGGCTCAGGCCTTCGCATAAGCTCCAAAACAGGAAACGAAATAAAGGGCTCAGAGAACATAGCTCATGAGCTGATTTTTCAGGTTGAATACTACCAGCGCTCAGACTACTATGGCCGGCCGAACATACTCTCTGCCATAGGTTCAGTTATTGGGCTAATAGGAGTGAGGGATTTTAACCTGGCATTTTTTGAAAACTATGGCGTGCCCACCCAGCTCATTATCCTCAAAGGGCGCTGGTCAGCAGCAGCAGCTAGGCAAATAACCAACTTCCTGGACGTCGAAGTACGCGGCACATCGAATGCCCACAAAACCCTGGTGCTAAAGCCACCGGCTGAGGGAGAGGTAGAGGTCAAGCCACTAGCCACAGAAATAAAGGAAGCCTCCTTCCGCTTCTACCAGAAAATGCTAAGAGATGAAATCCTGAGCGCCTATCGCATGCCGCCATACCGCATAGGCATAGCAGAGACTGGCTCGCTGGGGGGATCGACCGCAGCCGAAGCCACCAAGATCTACGTCTCCTCAATCATCGAACCCCTGAAACGCCTCACAGGCCGTATCATAACAAATAAGCTGATCCGTGACGGCCTGGGCGTCAACGACTACACCTTTGAGTGGAAGAAGCTGGACACCAGAGACCAGGATGCCCTGGTCAAGCGTCTGCAGCTGCAGTTTATGATGGGCTCGGTGAATCCGAACGAAGTCCGCCGGGAACTGGGTCGAGAGCCACGGAAAGACCCAGAAGCAGAACAATACTACGTGGCAGCAAACTATGTGGCTATAGGATCAGAGGAACTAGAGAAACGAGAGGCTACCGTGATGAATACCCTGGAGCAGTTAGCAGCTCAGATCCAAGGCCTGAGCGAAGCAGATCAAAAAACCAGGGAAACTTTTGATCGGATTTTATCAGAGGAGGAGCTGTGAAGCTTCCAGACTTTTTTATTATCGGCGCAAGCCGCTCCGGGACCAACTCCTTGCGCTGCACCCTAGCCACCCACCCAGAAATCAATCCGCCCTCAACCTACGAGCCACATTTTTTTGACTGGAACTACCACAAAAGCCTCGAGCATTATAAGCGCTACTTCCCGGCCAGGGGGCTGACATTTGACACTACCCCCAACTACCTCTACTCCCCGGAAGCACCAGCCAGGATCAAAAAGGACATCCCACCCGCAAGCCACCGCTTTGTTATCCTACTCAGAAATCCAGCCAAACGTGCCTGGTCAAATTTCTGGCACTTCCAGAAAAAAGCTAAGAGACCACCCAGCCCAGAGGATCTCCGCGATCCAACCTCGGAGATCCTAAAGAAAGGGCGCTATGCCGATTTTTTAATCAGATGGTTCGATCATTTTTCAAAACACCAGTTCATGATCATAAAAGCAGAGGACTTCTTCCGGACCCCAACACTCGCTGCCAACGCCATCGCCAGAGAGCTTCTAGGACTGAAGCCCTCGATCAACCAGGCCAGCTACTACGATCCGAAGCGCCCAGATCCAAATAGCCGATCGCCCTACCCGGCACCCAAGCCGGAACTGGCCGAACAATTACAACGCTACTACCGGCCCCATAACCAGAGGTTATATGACCTCTTGGGAGTCGATTTTTTATGGGAAAGCGAACCATTCCCAAAAGCCAAAAAAAAGGAGTGATGCATGCCAATTTTAGTTACCTTAAAAACACCACCGATTACCCTGGGACTCCAGGGAGATCTTGATGAGAAATTCAAGGCCCACATCCGAAAGGAACTAAGGATCATTGAGGGCCAGGCGACAGACAAGAAGCCGATCTGGATCGTCATTAATGAGGATTCAAATATTGCCTACATCAAGGAGATAAGCGACGAACAGTACCGTGAGATGGAGGCCGAAAAAGCCCGGCAGCTTGCCTCACGCATTGAGCGCCCCAGGATGATAATACCAGGCAAAGGGAGGAAACCAAACTGAGATGAGCACAGCAGCCCAGGCCCTGGAGGCCATACACCTTGCCCTGAGCCGCCTGAACTATGACCGCAAGCGGCAGCTCGAGCATGCTCGCAATATCCGCCGCCACCAGCATGTACTCGAGAACGCAGCCGATGAATACCTCCGGCTTCTCTCAAGAGAGCTGCGAACCAGGATCAGCCGGCCCAAAGGCAAGACCCCATCAGAGATTGCCAAAAAGATCGTGGACTGGGAGGCCGTAGGTGAAGACGGCCGGAAGATATTCAATAAGGCGCTCCTCCAGGTGGCCCAGCAGCAAGCAGCAGCAACCGTCACGCGGTCGAGCATTGTGAAGCAATCGAGACCTGACCTCCTGGGCCAGAAGGCCATAGAATGGGCAAACAAGAATGCAGCCAAACTGGTCACAGCCGTAAACAACGAAACTCGGAAGGCGATCCGTGAAGCAATTAAAACCGGCCTAAACCAGGGCCAGTCCATTAAAGAGATCGCCCGGGACCTGAAGCCGATGATAGGCCTGAACCAGCGCCAGCATGAAGCCGTGCGACGCCTCAAAAATAAACTCATAAACGCCGGTCTCCCAAAGGAAACTATAAAGAAACGAGTCGGTCGGTACGCTGAAAAAAGCCTCCGCTACAGAGCCAGGATGATAGCCAGGACAGAAACAGCCGGCGCTCTAAGCGATGGCAACCTTATGGGGCTGGAGGCCATGGGAGCCACTCACGTCAAAGGTATAGCCGATGTCAACGCTTGTGAGGTCTGCCTCTCAATCATAAACGGCCAGGTCTACAAGATCCAGGAAGCCTTCGGGATGATCCCCGTCCACCCAAACTGCTTACTTGGGGACTCTCTTATATCGCCCGGTGGACGGATCACGGGCGCCAGTAAACGGTGGTACAAAGGAAAAATAGTCATCATCCAAACTGCCTCTGGTCGTAAACTCAGGTGTACCCCAAATCATCCGGTACTCACAAACATGGGCTTTCTTCCTGCGCGCTTTCTTAATGTAGGAAGCGGCATAATCTGCCAAGGGCTCAGTCAAAGGGAATCTTTTGCTGATTGGAAAGATCAATACGCTCCAACCACTATTGAGGAGATAACGGATTCGTTTCTCAAGCCTAGCAGCATGATGACCATGGAAGTGCCAATCTCCTCCGAAGATTTCCATGGCGATGGGATGGGCAGCAAGGTCGCAATTATAGGGACCAACGGCTTTCTGGAGAACCGTCTTAATACCCCTAGCCTCAAGCATCCTCTGAAGCTGCAGCTCATATTTAGAGCAATGCTTCAGCGCATTTTTTTCCCTCGTCCTGGCCGCCTTTTTCAAAGTCTCAAGCGACTTTTTACGACCCCTGGTAGCATCATGGGCTGCTTTGAGTTGATTCTTTCGTTGCTGAGGGGCCATCTGTTTCCAGCAAAGGCGTCCCACTTCGCTCTTTGTACGACGGCGCACCCCAGCGTTAAGCAATCGTTTTTTAATAGCGGTCCGGCTAACCCCATAATGTTGAGCGATTTTGTACTCAGGCTGACCAGAAAGATAGGCGTGGACAATATTATCCGTGGGAAGCCGATACCTCAAGAACCTTCCTTTCTGATCCCTAGGCCTTTCTTTCTTGACGAAATTGTTCATATGGAGACCTCCGATTACAAAGGATACGTTTATAATCTAGAGACAACGCTATCGTACTATATTGCCAACGGAATAGCAACCCACAACTGCGAATGCACCTGGGTGCTAAAGACAAAACCGAGAAGAAAAGAGAAGCTCCCATTCCATAAGAACATAACCGATTTTGAGAAAGAAACACTTCGAGACTGGAGCGACGACCTATACATCCCGATCCGTAAATACTGGCAAGCATCGAAAACAGAAAGGGCCAAAATCCTTGACAGATATGGACAATCCATAAAGAAAGCTGCCGATACAATAGAAAACCTTTTTAAAAAGTACTCCGGGGGAGTACCGAATAAAACATTATACCGGGGAATCGGAGGGATATCTGACGACATCTATGCGCGCTATAAACAGATTGGATTTGGGCAAACTGTAAAAATAGACAACGCAATCGCAAGCTGGAGTACAGACAGCGAAACTGCCACCGAATTTTTAAAAGGGCACCGCCGGATTATTTTTAAACTCAAACCCGGCCGGAAAACCATAGAGGAGCTCGACATCTGGAAATACTCTTCCTACCCGGAAGAAAAGGAAGTGCTAGTTAAGACGGCAAAATTTAAAATTGTCGCAGCAGAGGAGGAAATTGTAACCAGGGTCGAGCGGAGCTATAGGCAATTAACAGTTACTTTGGAGGAGACAGGTGGGTAATAAAATAATAGATTTATCTGAAGGCACATCAAAGGGCAAGGATTGGAAAACAATACTTATAGAGACCAGGAAAAAAAAGAAGAAAAAATCTAAAAAACAAAAATAAAAAATGCCATATAAATTTAACCCGATTACAGGGAAAATGGACTACTATGAGCCAGCAGAGGCAGCTGCCGTCACGGAAGATACAATCCAGTTCCTAGACAATTTTGATGACAACTCAGTTTTCTGGGCTTGGTGGCAGCTTGCAAAAAACGGCTCAATAAGCGAATCAGGGGATGTCTGTACTTTATCGGTAGCAAACGGCGTTGATGGCTACTGGGATAACGGAGCTAATCATTGTCCAAGACTCGTGATTGGTGCGCCCGGATGCCCATTTATTTTTGAGGTTAAAATTAACTCTTATACGGTAAACGACTTCACCATGGCTGGATTATTCATTAGCTCATACGTAGACGCAAACGCCGGTTCATACACTTTCATGTTTGGTAGAACGAAAGACAGCAATCAGCCTATTGATG